ATCCGCATGCGGCAGGATGTTGTGGTCCGAAAGCTCCCAGCCTGGTCCGCCCGATCCGGTCGGGAAGCGGGCGAAGATGTGCAGGAACGGGATCTTCCTCGGGTAGTTCATGGGGCAGCTCGAGCCGACCGGAAAGGCCATGTGCGAGCGGTGATCGGCGCTGTCGAGGTTCACGCCGTCCCAGCAGTTGGGGAAGGCGAGCCGGACCTGGAGCTCGTCCGTCGGGCACCTGGGGATCGAGGTCGTGAACTTGCCCGCCGGGTTGTTATCGAAGCAATCCCAGAAGGTCTTCGGGTTCGCCTGCGGATTGCCGGCCACGATCTTGAGCCCTCCAGGGGGAGGGATTGTGCTCGAGTAGGAGACCGGGAGGTTCTTGTAGTAGGTGAAGGTAACCCGCGGGAGGACCGTGTTGCCGTTCGGGTCCTTGAGCGTCGGCATCCAGTAGGCGGTTTTGTCCGAGTGCAGGTCGCAGATCGAGTTACCGGCCTGCAGCGATGCGAGCGTGGAAAACTCGTCCACGGTCTCGTTGCACCAGCCCATGTGCTCATGAGCCGATGGGAAGACACCGGGAGAGACGATTGGATCGACCGCCCGGACCCAGGCCACTCCGGGATTCTTTTGGCGAACGATGAACGTGCCTTCTCGAGTCTCTGCCGCTACAGGCGCGGCGAAGACGAGGGCGAGCAGGAGGCTAAGTAACGTCGATCTTCGCAATGCCCGTGGCATCCCACTGCACCGTAAAGTTGGCCGCGGTAACGCTCTGAGCTCCGAGGTCGTAGAAGGAAACGAGCGGGTCAGTCGTGGAGGCGCCGGCCGTGTCCTCGAACACGACCGCGTAGCGGATCGAGGCGATGGTTGCCGTCGTCCACACCGCGTCTGCGGCGTCGAAGCGCCACTCGTCGGTAGCCGTGTCGTAGACGGAGGTCTTCGATCCGAGGATGACTCCCTTGGTGGTGTAGTTCGTGCCGGAGACTTCGTTCGTGGCATCGTTCCAGAAGTCGTCCGTGTCGTTGTTGGGCGTGTACGTCGCCGTGTGAAGGGAGCAGTTGAACACTCCGGTCAGGAAGTCGGACTTGGTGGCGCCCTCCATCTGCCGCTCGATAAAGAGTCCGTACCAGGGCACCTAGCTCACTTCCTTGATCGACTCGATGGTGAGATTGTCCTTCTCGTAGCGGTCCAGGTCGCGCTTGCGCCGTTCCATCTCGGCCTCGAGCGCCTTGCCCGTAAGGTTTTGCTCCATGCGGGCGAAGGTGAGCGGGAAGCGCCCTGCACGTTGCCTCTGCGCATCGAGCGCCGCCCGCTCTGCCTCCTGCCTTGAGTCTGCAAGCAGCGTCATCACCTGGTCTCCACCGGGGGACTTGAAGTGAATCCGCCACCGCTTCACTACTTCTTGTCTGCCTTTCCTGCGTCGACCTTCTCGACGTTCTCCTTGTCCGCAGCCGTCACGTAGGCGTTGTCTGCTACATGCGTCTCCGGGTGGATCTCAGGCTCGCCGGTAGGAGCGCCTGCTCCTGCGATGAGTGACTGAGCGATCGGCGTCTCCGGGTCGTTGGTCGAGACCGGAGGCCGGTTCACGGGAAGGTCGGCATAGGGTCCGGGCTGAGAGGAAGCGTCCGCTTCGTGCGGGACTTCCTCTGTGGTCGTGACGACGGCTTGCCCCTCGTAGGGGTTGCCCTCCTCGATGTTGCCTTTGGTCTGAGCCATGCTTCCCCCCTTTAGGTTGCGGCGTAGGCGAGCACGCGGAGAGCGTCCGCGAGCACGACTTTGCCATCGAGGCGCAGGTAGCAGCGGAAGCCCACCTGTCCGTTGTCGGAGTGGAGCTCGTTCTGGCGCTGCATGAACACGCCGTTTACGCGGCGGATCCAGTAGGCGCGGGCAAACTGCCCGACGATGCCAAACTTGGCGTTGGCGCCAGGAGCGGCAAGGTTCGGGTGCGAGTAGACCGGAATGCCCTGGATGGTGTCCGGGGCCCCAGCCGACAGGCTCGGCTGCCAGAGAGGACGACCGGTCGAGTCGACCAGCGTCATCAGGCGAACCCACTGACCGTCTGAGATCAGGAGGGCCATGTCCTGGCGGTACTGAGCCGGGACGGTGTAGATGGCCGCGAGCAGAGCCGCAGCCGTTGGGGTTGCCACCTGGCCTGCAGGCAGCGTGGAGACCGTCACCGCAGAAGCGGCGTCGAGGATGCCCGTGGGCTTCCCCGAGCCGTCACCCGAGATGTAGGCCGACTCCGCCAGGGCACCGATCCGCTCACCGAACTCCGTAGAGATAAAGCTGGTGAGGTCGAATGCGGAGTCCGTCAGAAGCTCCTCGGAAACGATCATCTTGCTGCCGGCCTTGAAGGCCGAGAGCGTGCCGTTGGTGATCGTCTCGTCCGAAGGCGTGTAGGCCCCGGACTCAGCGATCCATGCTGCCGTGCCGTGCGTCAGGTTGAGCGGAACGTTGATCGTCTCGCCGTCTGACGTCTGAAGCGTGCGAGCAAGCGTTCCCACCCCACCGGGCAGGAAGCGCAGAGCACGAACTACCGAGTCTGCGATGTCCGTCGGGACGAAGAAGCCACCACCCGAGGCCGCCTTCGAGAGAACGCGGTACTCCTCCGAGTCGAGCGACTCCTTGCCTTGGAGCAACCACTTGTAGACCACAGGCCGAACGTCGGGCAGGTCCTGAATGACCGGCACCGCGTTCTGCGAGCGGTACTCCGCAAGTGACTTCGGAGCTCCGTCGGGCGAGTAGGACACCGCGTTCTCGGGCAGCCAGTTGGCCAGCTGCTCCGTGCGGGTGTGCTGCTCGAGGCTCTCGTTGATGGAGAGAATTTCCTTCTCGAGCTTCTCGAACTTTTCCTTGTCCTCGGCCCGCCACTCGGCTTCCTTGTTGTCGGCCTTCCACTGGTCAGCCGCCGTCGCCGTTGAGCGAAGCTCCTGGACGAGTGTCATGCGCTGTTCTTTCAAGCGCACTTCGTCGTCACGTCGCATTTGTTACCTCCCTTCGATTTGGTCGATGTACGACTCCCACCAAGGACGAGGATCCTTGACGGGTGGCTCGGGGGGTTCCTCGCCCCACCAAGCCTCATCGTTGGGAGGTGACTCCGCTACCGCCTGCTCAACCTGTGGCTCCTCACCGATGAGCAATTCCTGCAGCGGAGTCGCAACGAAACCTGATGCACGTAGCTCTACCTGGGTTGCCGAGTACGCCGGCTCCCACGTCAGAGTTACGTCCAGCAGGCGCTGTGCGCCCGTGAGGATCCTGTAGACCTTTCCATCGCGCTTCTCGATGCTCGAGTCGTTCTGGGAGACCTCGATCCCGTAAGACATTCCCTTCACGTCTTCGCGCTCGATCAGCTCGCGGACGTACTCCCCGAGGCCCGACTTGGGGAGGCTGGCTTCGACCAAAAGGCCCTTGCCGTCCTCTCGCACCGTCATCGACTTCGGCGTGCGAGCGAGCAGCTGGTTGCGATCGTGCTGCCAGAGGAAGGGAACGGAGTCTGTGTTTTGGAGCGCCTTGCGAAATGCGCCGGGCTTGATCTTCTCGATGTAGCCCGTGGCCTCGATCAGCCGTTCGTTCCAGGGAGTGTCGAAGACAGCGGCATAACCGCGGAAGTTCATACCTTTGAGCTCGGCGTCCCGGAGCTCGACGGAGCGATGCTCAGTCTGCACTCTCACTCCCCGGAGGAAGCGCGAGTTGGGCCGGGACAGCCGGCGTGAGCTCGTCCTTCTCGGATGCCGTCAGGGGCGGCATGTTCTCTAGTGCGCGCACCTCATCAGGAAGAATGGCTTTCACGTCGGACAGAGCCTTGTAAAACTCGCCCCTGGCCTTCGAGTCTCCGCGCATCAGGCCCTCCAGTGAAAACTCGGGATACCAGCTGGAGAAGGGGAAGATGCCGCGGTCGAACCCGAGAAACTTTTGCATGTTGACGGTCACAGGGGCAATGGCCATCGTAGCCAGTTGGATCTTGTTGGACTCTACGGTTTGGTAGGTGAGGGAGTCCCCGGTCGACCCTCCCAGGTAAGACACGGGCAGCTTGAAGATGGAGGCGATCGTCCGCTTACTCATCTGCTGCGACTCCACGAACTGCATGTCCTCGAGAGGAGCGGTCAGGGGGACGAAAGAAGCGCCCTCCTCGAGCACGGCCACGGAGTGCCGACCGCTGACACCTCGCGGGCCCTTGTCGCCCCCGCCATAGATCGCCTTCCACGATTCCCTAAGCTTCACGGTGTCGCGGATCTGCCCTGGGTGCTCGATGACGCCGGAGAGAAACGGCTTCTGCGCGTAGACCTCGCCCTCGAACCGCTCACGGGCTTTCGCTAGTCCCAGCTGCTGGCGGGTCTGCTGGATCGGGGAGAGACCCACAAGCCCGTCGGTCGTGAAGCCGTACATATGGAGCACGCGGTCCTCGCTGTAAACCTCCTCCACCAAACTCATATCGTTGGGGCGGTAGACGTACCGCTTCTGGCGCAGGGCCGAGTTCCACTGCACTTCCATGCAACCGGGGTGCAAGAGCCAGAGCTCGGAGACGAGGCCGTTCTCGTCGCGCAGCTTTTCGATAAAACAGTTTCCCCACAGGAGCAGGTGGCCGGCAGCGGTGGCCCAAAAACGATGTGCAGGAGTCGAGGGGTTGGGGGCAAGCTCGAGCATCTGAGTACCCCGATAGGAGTCCTCGGCTGGGATCACCCTGCCGGCGACGTTGCGGTAGACCTTGAGCGGCAGAGTCGCAACCGTCTCGGTGATGATGGAGACAGCGCAGAAAACGTCTGCAATGGAGAGAGACGAGGCGACGTTGATCCGCTCGCCCGAGATCATCTGCTCTCCACCGAGAGCCATGATGAGATCCTGGTTGGGCTCGCTCAGTGAGCTCTGGCGCTTTTCTCTGCGGAACCAGCTCATATGGCGATCAGGCCCCGATCGTCATAGACGGAGTGTTGAGAGGAAGCGATACTGTGCACCATTGCCGCCGCGTCCAGGGCATCGATCCGGCGCCTGTTCTGGTCTTTGGCGCTTCGAGAGGCAACGGGACGCTCGAAAACGTAGTCACCCCTTGGCAGGACCCTGGCGATGGCATTGAGGGCGTGGCGAGTGAGGCCGGGGTCTCCCGAATGCGTGAGCCAGCCCCGTCGTAGCGCCTCCATGAACCTAACGTAATCCGTAGCCTGAGCAACGAGGCCGGTGCCCCTTTCCAGGACGCTGATGCCG